TTCTCCACAATAGCTTTCGTCTTTTCGGCAATGTCGTCCAAGATATTAACGTCAAGACCTGCGAATGGTGGAATGATACCAAGTATGCGAAGTAATCCATCTACAAATAATGCTAGACAAGTGAACCCAAGGATCATACTAATAATAGTAGCATCCCTGTTGTGCTTACGCATTGACTCTTCATCTATTGCTCTTGCTTCAGCAACAGCAGCAGCTATCATCAGATCAACTTCTTCTTTAGTATAACAAAGACTTTTGATCTTTTCTTCTGTCATTGTATCATACGTATACTATATCTAGTTCTTCATCTATACCATCTGCACCTCTTACAACTTGTAATACTGACATAAACTCATCTGCACTATCACATACAACCGTTTGACAAGAACCATTAGATCCAAAAATATCAAACTTTCTAGAAGCGAGAGTCACTCGAATCTCATCTACGAATTCTTCAAGGTCGAGTTTTTCAGTCATGATTTTTTTAGTTTACAACTCAGTATAGCACAGATGCTCAGATATCGCAAGGGATATCATCCACAACAGGAAGTGGTTTACTGTCAGCAGTCACTTCATAGTATGCTTTGATGGGTCCACCAGCAGCATTACGAATGATAACTTTTGCACCATACTGAATACTATTTACAAATAATTCTTGAAATACTCCAATTGGAGTAAGTTGAACGTGAATAGTTTCTGGTTCAATATGTCCCCTCCAAGTCTCTGGCAAATCAATAATGCCATCAACACTCACTGTGCCACGTACTTCCATAACTTTACATGTTTTCTATATTATAGCATATTATCTAGCATATGCAGGATCATCATACTTAGGATCAGGATAATCTTCCCATGTATCACCCTCATACTCTACAACCAGTGGGTTCACATCTTTACGTTCTGCATAAACATGATAGAAACAATCAGTTACTCCTTCTAAAGTTATCTTGCTATCATCCCATGATTTTACTATAATATCCTGTGCTGATCCAACTGGTTGTGTCTGCACCGTTATACTGCTAGTAACAACCAAATCTTTCCAGTAATCTGGCAGTATAATTTCATTATCCTGTGTCCTACCTCTAAAATATACACCCACTTCTGGTCCTTCAATACAAGCATATCTCAATCTATTTCCTGTACCCTTGGTGGGATGCACCATGTCAAATGGTTTTGGAAGACTGTCAGCAGTTTGATGTCTTGATTCTAATCTACCAGTTGATAAACAATCTACAGTACCAGTAACATACACATTACCATCAATGTATACATGATCTGGTCCTTGTTCTCCTACTATGTTAACGTCACCTTCTATATCAACTGCTCTTCCACTAGCATTTGGTGACCACTCATCTATATCAGTTCCAACATTCAACGTACCATTACCACTACCACTATGACCTCCAAGATAAGTAGGTCCAGCAACAGCTAGAGTACCTTCATAAGGTCTATCACCATTCAAATTATTCAATGATCTATCATCTATTTGTGGTTCTTCTAAACCAATATAGATCTTATGTGCTTGTATGTCGGGTATTCCAGCCATGTTATCCTGAGACTATAGTTTTTAGTGGTGCAACAAGTGTATCTATTGCCGTACCAAATGTTGTTGGTACAAGTTGAGAAATTGGTTCATGTATTCTGACAATATTTCCTACAATAAATGTCCAACCCTCAGAGTGTGTAAGAATACTACACTTAGCATCCAATACAACATTCTCTGACTGTATTATAGCACGATTATTTGCGTCTATGTTTATATCATGTGCTGCCTTTAGTGTAATATCTCCTTCATCTGCATTCTTTGACTCCATCCTAATATCATTTGCATATACAGAAAATCTACCATCAGCTTCTATTATTATATCCCCTGCAGATCTTATAATAAGTGGTGCTCCAGGACATGTTTGTAATATATTAGAACCCTGCTCTGCAGTAGCATCATCACTGGATCTCATTTCAAATCCACCATCTAAGAAGAAACGTAAGGCAGCACTAGATCCACCATACAAACCAACCTGTCTTTTTCTTAGGACATTCTTATCTCTTTCTCTCCCTATACAAAGTTGACCATCTTCAGAATGGTTTATGATAATAGGTGGTACATTTGCCATTAGAAACCTCTTGGGCAATCAATAACCCTAATAAGTTGAACGTCTGTTGTAATAGGATCCTTATAATCCTTTCTCTTCACAAACTTAGTTATAGGTCTTATTATAGCACCATAACCTGTCTTTGTTTTGAGGGACAACTTAGGAATACTTGTAAGTCCGAGATCACACGTTCCAGTAGAACCAATAATTCTACCCTTCTCATCAACCTCTAAACTCAACTCTCCTCCATTCTCAGTTACAACCTTATCACCATCAGCATACTTCATTCCTGTAGTAACAACTTGTATACCTGTTACCTCTCCTAAAACATCTTCACCTTCGTCAGATGAAGTGATTCCTGTGTCATCATTTTGAACATTGGTTCTATCATTTATACCATCACCTTGTAATTCTGGATCATCTACTACGCCAGTAACAGGATCAACTCCACCAGTTTGACCACCTCCAGTTCCACCAGTTCCAGTTCCACCAGTTCCACCAGTTCCAGTACTAGTACCAGGAGTTACGACAGTACCATCAGCAGCAACAGTTGTACCATCACCAGTAATTCCAACAACAGGTATGTCTGGGAAAGGTCCGAGATATCCACCACCAGGATTTGTAATTATAACGTTAGTGATCTGACCATAAGTCGGTGACTCAGGATTTAGATCTACATCAGCAGTACCAGTAGCACCTTTACCACTACCACAATTATCTACAAAACTAACAAATGGTTTCTTAGTATAACCTATTCCAAGATCATCCATACTAACACCAACTACTTCACCAATAGAGTTTATAACTGCTTTACCTGCAGCACCAACTCCACCACCACCAAACAATTCTAATTTAGGAGGACCACATTCTTTTTGGAATGGGTTGCATCCACCTACAAGTTGAGACATTTGATTAAATGCTGCAGATTCTTCTGCAAACTGTTGTGCTCCTGGAATAGATGTAATATTACGACCTAAACCAGTAACCTTTTGCAACCCTGTTTCTATATCAAGACCTATTACATCACTTAGTGCTCCTGCAGGATTATCAATAGCACTCTTTACTTTAGATATACCAGGGAACATACCTTCAAGAGTACCACCTATAATACCACCACCTAGAGCATCACCTAAAGCATCTAATCCAGTCATACCACTCAAATTCTTAGCAAGTCCTAATGCTCTACCAATATTAAGTTTCTTCTTAGGATCAGCACCAACATTAGTTTTCCAATCAATTGGTTCAGGTTCACACTCATTACCTTCACATTCTAAGAACTTCAAACCAGTTTGAGCAATCTTGAGTGCCTTATCCATAAAATCACCGAAAGGTGGTAAAGATATACCACCTAAACCATTGATAGCATTGACTGCTGGACCAATTAGTCCTTGAACTTGGTCAGTAATATCAGAGATCAAACCACTAATAAATTGTTCTGCTGCACACAGTGGCATCTGAAGTAAATTGCCAACCATCCCTTTCAAGAAATCACTAACAAAATTCTTCAATCCATTGATAACATTCTCCATCAAACAATAGACTGTATCCTGTTGTTTCTTTACCTCTAAATTTTTGATAAGATGAGCAGGATCTAAGAAACTTACATTCTCATTGACTTGTTTATTGACCTCCTTAAACATCTCCTTTCTAGCTTGCCTAATAGTTGCAGAGAATCCACCTGAAATCTTGTTAGAAGTTCTTTCGATCAACAGATCCATATTGACAATTCTGTTTATAACAGGGTCAATGTGTCCATCTTTATACTCCTCATATCCACTTACCTCATCAGTAAATGCCTGTAAGATTTTTGCTACATCACCCAACGCTCCTTTTGGATCAGCACATTTCTGTGCTTTCCTTACCTCAGTTGGTTTATTATCATAATGTTTGTTTATATTATCAATGTAGACATCATTCTCTTCAGATGGTATCGGATCTTCTTCCTCTTCAGGTGTAATATCATTACCAGACTTCTCACTATTACCACCTCCAGTACGTTCTGCCTTTGCTAATGCTACTGTCTCTGCATTAGCTTCACCAACTTTAAGTTCATGAGTTGGTTTATCTAATATTTCTACAGATGAATTACCACCACCTCTAACTCTTTTCCTATATTGACTAAAAGTTTCACCTGGTTTCCTAAGACCTGCTTCACCCACAGCCGTTTCAGGTTGTTCTATAATCTGAGTGTTACTATCAGGTAATCCACCTACATCGTTTTGTTTCTTACCATGAGTA